CTCCAGCGGTACATCTAACGAAGTCAATCTTCAAGACGTATTATTAGGAGATCCTGGATTTTAATACTCCTTTTTAACATTAATTACACATCCTTTCTTTTTCTTGACAGACAATGGGTCAAATTCTTCTTCATTATTATCATGGTCTGGATCAAAATTAGCATTGTGATATTTCCAAAATGCAGGATGACCTATCTGGAAGTCTTCATGAGGTGACGCTTTATACCAAAATACCTGGTCCTGTAATTTATTACTTTTCGCATTATTATGAATTACTAAGCACTCATAATTTTCGGTACATTGGTCCATGACTTGTGAAAATACTTCGAATGATGGAAACATACCAGCATATTGTTCATAAAGTTGTTTTCTGTTTCTCACAATATTCTCTCTTAACAAAAAAACATAGTCGATATTTGTTCGCAAATTAGGAGGGATACCTAACGCATACTGCATAGTAATTATAAACATTGATTTATAATGTCTACCATTCATAAATAACGAACGAACGTCTTTACTTTTAACCCAAGATTGGTCATATAAGCAATCATCAAGAATAAGAAATCCACGCGGGTCAGTATTACTATCTCCCGTTGAATCCATTTGCTGTTTCCAGGCTTTTGTAATTTTTTTTTGTCTATTAAGATAATTTGCTATTATACTTTCATTATACTCGCCATGTATAAAACAACTGGGCATCATTTTAGAGTAGAAACTATTAGCACCTTCAGTTCCACTAATTACTGTTCCAGCAGGCATATCTTGATGATGATATAGTAAATCTTTTACAAGATAAGATTTACCTGTTTCGCGCTTACCAATTAATACGACGACTTTATCATCTTCTATATTAGACATATCAAATTTTGTTAATTTTATAGCATTAGCCATTTTCTTATTATTTTAACCGTTGCTAATTGTTTTAATCTTTTTACGCATTATATTAGTTTAAAGCAGATTAAAAAAATAAGATATAGGTTTAATATGGGCGACAAAATCGATAATAATCCAATAGACGTATGTTTGGGATTAAGAAATATTACAGATAAAGAGTTTTTAAGACTCAAAGAAAGTATTAAAGAATTTTATTCAATAAATGACTTTAGTTTTTTTACCCCACATATAAAATTATTTAGTAATTTCATTAATAATTCAAAAACACTTAATAATAACGACAGATTATTTAAACTTATATCTAAGAAAAAAAGATTTGGTTCAATTGGATATTCATACTATGCCAAAATAAAGAGTAAATCAAATAATGTCTTTCATAAAAAAGTTTTTGTAAAAGAATTGTCTTTTTTTGAACCACAGCAATTAGAAATGTATTATAAATCTTTGTCAAAAGATATGTCAAATATATCACCTATAGGACAAGCAGTTTACGATGGATTTTATAATTTAGATAATCAGTGTAATATTGAAGTATTTTCTACATATTTAACTTCAAAATTGTTCGAAGAAAAAATATCACCAAGTTTTTGTAGATATTTCGGCAACTATTATACTAATTTTAATAAATTTACGTTTGATATAACAGGTTCAGAAAATATAATTAGTCAACTTGAAGAACTTGTTGATATAGATGCTGATATAAGGTATTACCAAAAAGATGATGAGATATTCCTACAGTATCCCAATGTCCCTGGATATCTTCTTGTTACTGAATATGCTCAATTTAGCATAGATCATCTTATGTATAATAAACTTATCACATATGATTTAATTTTATCTTTAGTATTTCAGGTAATAGCGGCAATTGTTACTATGAAAACTATATTTGGTATAAAACATAATGATTTACATTTCGGAAATATAATGTTATCCAAAACAGACGAGGAATTTATATACTATAAGTATAATAGTGTTAAATATAAAGTTCCTACACATGGATATATTGTAAAGATTATTGATTGGGGTAGAGCGACATATGAATTTAATAATTTAAAAGGTCAAAATAATATCTATAATGCACCAGGTGAATGTTTCGAACAGTATATTTATGAAAGAATCAATAACTCTGGTTTAGAACCCATTTCTCTTAATGATAATGATTGGACTGATATTGTTATGTTTAGTCATTCTGTACTTTACGAGTATGAAGATTATATTAAAAACACAGACTTACAGAGATTACTAACTAAATGTATAACTTCAGTTGACAAAGAAGTTTTAGAATTAAAGGAATTCGACTGGGAATTATATTTAGATATTACCAGATATGAATATAACATTACACCTAATAATATTATCAATAACCACATATTTAATAGTTTTAAAATTAATAATAAGGGGAAAAATAAAAGTAAAAAAGGTAAAAAAATACCTACATCGACAAGGGTATATCAAATAGTATTATGATTCTTCATCAGTATCATAGTCTGATTCATCTATGAAATTTTTACTATTATCTACTTTAGAAATTACTTCAGCGTCACCTACTGGATATTTACTCCAGGTATCTGATTTATTAAACATATCACTATATAAACTTTTCAAGTTATTTTCAGTAATCTGTTCTTCATAAAAATTTCTGGGAATATACCTGTATTCTATTTTAGGCAAAGGACAATTTTTATAATTTTCAGTATATCCTTTGACCATTAATAATAATCCCAAAATTAATAGTATTAATATAATTGATTTCATTTAAATTATATTAATATTTTTTTATCTATGATTCTTCTTTTTGTTTTAGCCACGGATCGACTTCTTCAATTGAATTTACAACTTCGGCAGATGATTCGTTTGCTGAACTTTCCGAGGTTTCCTCATGCTCACCAGAATTTTCTTCTTGGGTAGATTCTAAAGTTTCTTGTTTTTCTTGTTTTTGTTTATCCGCTTGTTCTTTGGCATAATCAACATTTTCAGCAAAGTGTTCATCTTTTTTATCCTGATTTTTACGGTATTCTTTAACAAGATTATTAAGTTCTGGTTCAGCATATTCTTGATTTTCAATAGAATGAGGATTAGGATCCCAAGGTAACCAATATCCTACTTGTCCAATATAAACATTGAAATTTCTATCAGTTTTTTGAAGTTTTTTTGCTTTAGACTGAGCTTCTTGTAAAGTATCATATGAACCGCGAACTTTTACACCCCTAACTGTTGTTTTAAATTCGTTTTCTTCGTAAAATTGAGATTCTAATGTATCATTGTTTACATAAAGAAAATCTTTGTATCTTTCTTGTAGTTCTCCGAAATCTTTACCGAATTCAGGAACAAGACAATTGGCAAGGTCTGTTTCAGGAATATGTTTTCTGGCTACCTCTTCTAGATTTTTGTATCTTTTTTGCATATTAGCTAAAAATTTATGCATTTTCCAAACTGCTTTATCGGCAAGTATATTTTCTGGCGATACAAAAGATATACAGCAATAGTTTTGTCCACGCACTTGTGGATCTACTTCAAGGAAATCTTCTTCTTGAGAATCTGTCATTATAAATTTATTATTAATAATAAACTTTAAGTGTTTATTTTTTTCTTTTTATAATATATATATAAATGGACGCATTAAGAAATGAAATCGATGAACTTCAAACTGCTTTTGACCTTCAAGAAATTGTCAAACGTGCTGTAAAATATCTTGTAGAAGGTGGCGCCGTCGCTGTCGCCGCATACTACATCCCCCAAAAGAAAATGAATGTAGAGGAAATTATCATGATCGCTATTACCGCTGCTGCTACATTCGCTCTCTTAGACATGTACGCCCCAAGCATTGGCTCAGCTGCCAGACAAGGTACCGGATTCGGTATTGGTGCTAACATGTCCGGTTTCCCCCAAATGTAAATTTTAAAACTGGTCTCTATATAATTTATATAAAGATTAATCTATATAATAATAAAATGAGTTACATTTTAGTTACCGGAGGAGCAGGTTATATTGGTTCTCATATCTGCTTTGAGTTAAATAAACGTAATATAAAGAATATAGTTATCATAGACAATTTTTCAAAATCTAAAGAACAAATGTATAGTATTTTAAAAAAAGAGATACCAACTATTGAAATATATAATTTTGATTTAGCCAATAAAGAACTTGTTAGAAATGTTTTTAAAAAATATAATATAGAAAAGGTTATCCATCTTGCTGCTTTAAAATCAGTAGGTGAATCTTTACAAAACCCTTTTTTGTATTACAATAATAATATTAATGTAACTATTAACCTATTGGAAATAATGAATGAGTTTAATTGTAGAAATTTTATATTTTCATCCTCGGCTACAGTTTATGGAAATCAAACAACCGTTCCTATTAAGGAATCGGCATCTACTTATGAAAAACAAACGAATCCGTATGGAACTTCAAAACTTATTATCGAAATGATACTAAAAGACCTTAGTAATAAAGGAAATAAATGGAATATTGTTGTATTACGTTATTTTAATCCTGTAGCATGTGACAAATCAGGAGTTATAGGCGAAGATCCTAAAGAAAAACCAAGCAATTTATTTCCTCATATCTTGAAAGTTCTAGATGGCAGTAATCCTAAATTAAATATATATGGTGGTGATTATAAAACAGTTGATGGAACATGTATTAGAGATTTTATTCATGTTACTGATTTGGCTGAAGCACACATTTCGGCATGTGATTTTATATTAAATAAAAAAGATACTTTTGAAATATTTAATATAGGAACAGGAAATTGGTATAGTGTATTACAAATAGTAAATAGATTTAATGAATTGACTAATAATAAAGTTCCCTATGAAATAAAAGCTAGAAGAGAAGGTGATATAGCTTACTGTTTTGCTGATTGTAATAAGGCAGATATTATATTAAAATGGAAAGCAAAAAAAACTCTAGACGATATGATAAACGATTGTATTAATAGAATCGATAAGCTTAATAAATAGATGTTGTTCTATACATTGAATTTGTTTTTTTCGTAATAGACGAGATATTGACCAGTTTTTTATATACAGTTTTAAGCTCTTTGTAATTGTAGGATCTTAGCTCACAACCAGATACATGGATATTTTTAACTTGACATAATGTAGTAATTTTCTTTCGCAGTTCATAGGATTTCATAATTTGATGATATTATCTTTGTAATTAAATAAAAATAATATCAAATTTAAACCGTCGGTATATATTGCCATTTCAAATCACAGCATATTTGTTTCCAAACTTCATCATGTTCCTGTAATTTTTCTCTTGATTTAAGTAATCTACAATAAGGTAAATATTCATCTTTGTCAAGTAATTGAAAGAATTTATAGAATATGTATGGATAAGAAAAAAAATTAGACCTATCTGAAGGACAATATTTCATCCAAGGTCCTTGAATTTCTTTAAACATATTTCGGACTTTTTCTTCTAAATCACCTGTAATAACTGGAGCTGGCTTTCCTGTTATTCTATTAGTAATATAATGACAATGTTCATAATATTTAGTAAGATCAAGTTTTTTAAGAATATCTCTTACTTTTTCAACTGTTAATGTTTTAAGATTAATATAGGATTCTTTTTTTAGTTCATTCATAATTTTATCAAAAATTTCTTCACTAATATCTGTAGATTCCTTTGCTTGAAATTGTGATAACCATTCATTTGCATGATTTATTTTTTTATATGCAAAATAAGTTAATTCTCTTGGAGGTTCTTTATAAGAAGGAGTATCGTAATCAACAAGAATCTTTTCTTCACATCCACAATTTGGACAAATCATACAACCATGTGCTGAATCTAGTATTCTGGGTATATTACAATGAATACAATTGTCTAATTCATCATTAGGTATGTCTGGTATTTTTTTTATATAGGATGTGTCTGTAAGTTGTAAATATTGGTCCATTATTTCATTTTTACTAGAATATTTAGAAATATCCTCATTTCTAATATTTTTTTTTACCATAGGTATATCTTTTTTGGAGTTTCCAAAAAAATCCAAAACTGTCTTTTTCTTTGAATTTTGAATTTTAGAATTATCCGATTTTGTAAATATTCTATTTTCATCAAAATATTCATATAATAAGTGAGCTGTATTAAGAATATAAGAGTTTTTTATTTCTTTGCTATTAATTAATTCTATATCTGTTTTAAGGTTTTTTATATTCTCTATTAGCTGTAATTTTGTATCTATTTCTTTATCAGTTAATTGTTCCATAGGTCTTTGTGAAAAAATATCTAATTCTTTTTTCAGATTATCTAATATTATTTTTTTTTGACTAATAGTTTCTTCTTGTTCATTTAATTCATTAAGTTTTTGATTGTGACGGTTATCAATTGTAGTCTTTATCTTGCCATTAATTTTTTTTGTATAGGTTTTTTTTTTCTTGTCTTTGAATAGTAGATCAGACATAATGAATAATAAGAATATAAAATCTTTATATATCTAATTATTATTATATTCGTTTTTTACACATTATTAGATTATGACTATAATAATATAATAGTTTTAATGGATAATAATTTAGGAAAAGATATGGTTAAAGAGTTAGATTTTGTATCAGTTTACAAAATGATGTTCATTTATAATGCTATACAAAAGGGTTGGACTGTAAAAAAAATTAATAAAGATAATAAAGAACAATTTGAATTTACAAATAATAAAGATGATATTATTAAAAATTTTTATTGCGATGACTTTCTTAAAAAATTTGTAGAATCTAATATGACTTTTACTTCTTTACTAGGTGTATCTTAATTAAAGTAATAATATAATTTTTACTATGTTATTACTGTGCGTAAAATATAAATAAATATCTTTGAATATATATATAACTAAATGGGTGGTGGGTTAATGCAATTAGTAGCTTATGGCGCACAAGATATTTATCTTACAGGTAATCCCCAGATTACCTTTTTTAAAGTAGTATACCGCAGACACACTAACTTTTCAATTGAAAGTATAGAGCAAACTTTTAATGGAACTGCTGATTTCGGTAAAAAAGTTAGTTGTACGATTTCAAGAAATGGTGATCTTGTTCATCGTATTTATTTACAAACAACTTTACCTGATCAAACAATTAATATTGCCGCTGATGCAGGTGGTTCTGGAGCTATTACAGTTCAGAATGCTTCAGCTAACGACGATTTAAGAAATGGAATTGTTAGATGGTGTAATTGGGTAGGTGAAAAAATGATTAATTTCGCAGAAATTGAGATTGGTGGTCAAAGAATCGATAAACACTATGGCGAATGGTTACATATTTGGAATCAATTAACCAATCAAGCAGGTCACGAAGACGCATATCAAAGAATGGTAGGTAATACACCACATTTCAACAAAAATAGATCCACAGTAGCATCAACTGCTGGAGTTCAAAATATTCCTATTACAGGAAAAAGATTATACATTCCATTACAGTTTTGGTTCTGTAGAAATCCTGGATTAGCTTTACCATTGATCGCTCTTCAATATCATGAAGTAAAAATTAACATCGAATTCGAGGAATTAAAAAATCTATTTATCGCACAAAAAACAGACAAAAATTCATTAACTGTTCAAGGGTCTCTTCAAAATACATCACTTTGGGTAGATTACATTTTCCTTGATACTGACGAACGTAGAAGATTTGCTCAATTATCACACGAATACCTTATTGAACAATTACAATATCCTGGAGAAGAGACTATTACTACAACTTCCAATAAGATTAGATTAAACTTTAATCATCCTGTAAAAGAACTTATATGGGTTGCTCAAAAAGAGGCTTCTGTAGAAAATCAACAACATTTTAATTACACTGATGCTGTTGATAGTAGTCCTACTTTAACACATAATTCACAAGGAAGCAGAATGCTTCAAGGTATTGTTGAAAATCTAACTGATGGAAGCAATGGTAAACTTAAATTTATTAATGAAGATCAAGGAAATAACACATGTAATCTTGCTAAAATCCAACTTAATGGTCAAGATAGATTCTCTGAAAGAGATGGTGATTACTTTAACTATGTCCAACCATACAATCATCACTCAAGATGCCCTCATCTCGGAGTAAATGTATAC